AAAAGCCTTACCGTGAAGATTTAGGCGATGGTAAACCTTATTGGGAAATGGATGCCGTTGACTATTGGTGTGAACTATCCAAAGGACGAATCAAACAATTAATAGGTCGCTCTCTTACATGGAAGGACGAGCCAGTTGAAACGAATATTAAAGGTTTGGAAATTTGTGTATAAATCAAAATAATATGAAAATTCTGACAAAAAAGAAACAGCACGAAGCATTGAAAAGAATATTGGCTAATGCAATCATAGCTTATGACGCTATTAAGAGATTTGAGGATAAAGAAAAAGAAATGGACGCTAGTAACCATATAATGAACAACTTGGTTGATTCTGCCTATTTTATTGGAGGCGCAGATTTAATGGTTGAAGCAGGTGAACAGTTTGTTAAAATTATTTGCAAGGAGGAATAACTATGGCTTGGGTAGCTTGTAATAATAGTGGGCAAGAAATAATCTTTAGGAACAAACCACTTAGACATTTTTGTTTGCCTAGTTGGATTGCTAATGATATTTCTGAAAATAGATATGTTGTTGTTCCCGATGGCAGCATCAAGAAGCTGATAGGAAGAGAGCTGACGTGGGAAGATGAACCAGTTGAGCTAGAGGAGAATTGAGTATGAAGATTAGAAAAATAAAGAAACGCTATAAGAAGATAATACCTCAATCAAGAAAGATGGGGTATTTCGCTTACAAAAGATTAAGAAAGGTAAGCGTCAGAGCTTTTGGTCAATTTCATGGGTATCGCAAAGAATGCGGTACTTTTGTAACTTACGAAGTTAGAATATTGGATAAGACTAAGAAATGTTGTTATCCTTTCTACTTTACATTGAGAACTAAAGGTTTGAAAAATAATAAAGACTTAGTGGTATGAAGTTTAGACAAGCAAAGAAAATTATGAAGCAAGTTTACAGAACTCACTATTGGGCATGGCGACTTGGTTATTTCCATGGCAAAAGAGATTCAGGCAAGCTAGCAGGAGACCATCGACTGATAAAGGCGATGAGAATGACAGGTAAATTGTAACCCACAATCCCCACTCAGCTATCACAGTTGAGTGGGGGAGTAACTAATAAAAAAGTAAAAAATGGAACGTAACACAGAGACAAAGACATTGAGTTTTAGCAAGGGAATGACCAATATTCCAAGTGACACAATCTGCGAGGATGGCGAGCTGTTGGAGAGCGATGGCTTCATCTACAAAGATGGAAGCATGGTGCCTATACAGAAGCCAGTGGACATCACAGGTGGTGTTCCGCTTGAAGGTAAGCTAGTTTATGTACATAAGCTGGCAGATTATCGCAACTTAATCACTTACATTGAGGATAAGGAGCGACTCGTTTGCTATGTTAACTTCAAAAATGGAGAGACTGAGAAGCGAGAGGAAAACAAGCAGGCTATTGACCTCGATGCAAAACTGCTTGACGTGAAGAGTGTGGGTAATACGCTAGTATGCGCAACGGACAAAGGCTTGCATTATTTGCTTTACAAAGGAAATGAGTATAAAAATCTTGGTAATGAACTGCCTGAGCCTGTAGTTAGATTCTATTTCTCTGATGAAGAGGAGAATACAGAGCTAGAAAAAGATAGAACAGTATGCCGTATAAGAACTTTCATAAGCGATGTAACAACTAAAGATTATGGCTATCTGTGCTATGACGAATATGGTAACTTCTTGGGGGTGAAAGACTCTTATGATGGCGCTGCGAAGTATGCGTTAGATACTCATCATATAATGAATACTTCCGATACAGAAAAATATGATAACTTTCAGAATGCAGTAAAAGGACATGTTGCAGAGGCTATAGAGTACACTAAGAAAAATAATCTCTTTGCTTTTCCCTTCTTTATTCGTACAGCGTTGAGATTGTTTGATGGTACTACCTTTGCCAGAATTTCAAATCCAATTATCTGTTACCCTTCCTCAAAGAAGAACTGTAAGTTTGGACCATGCTATTATGATTCAGATAAGAAAATATGGGTGGTTCGTTTTAACGGTGATGCCCCACGAAATGATGCTTCTTGGCAGTATATGCTCATCCTCAATTATTCTCATCTAAATTTTAAGATAGAGATTCCAAACAAAGAAGACTGGGCAGACATTATCAAGGAATTTGTGGTGTTTGCATCTGATGATGTGCTACCATTCGAGATAGATTCTGATTGGTCTTTCAAGACTGTTGCCGAACTAGACGGAAAGGTATATTACGATGGAGTAAGGATAGATCGTTATATTGCAAAGAAGATTACATTTCATTGGGACACATACCAGGCAAGAGAGCTGATTGAGCCTATCTATAAGACTGAGCGCAAGATTATTGACGAGCTTCTTGGCAAGTCTCAGTTCTATAAATTATTTTCTTTTGAGCTTGATTCGGAGTATCTTGACAATAAATGGCACGATGCTTCTGCTTTCGATGAAACTGTATCGGACATCAGAATTATGCCCGAAGGAAGACTGTCGAATCTCAAGGAACAAGAACAGCTAAAAGTAGATGATTACTATGGTTGGACGCATATCATATCCAATAAGCTATTTTCTTATAATAACCGACTGAATAGCTTTGGAATCAAACGAGTTCCATTTGAAGGATTCAACCAATTCTTAGCTGTGCAGCCTAACACATCTACGGAAACATATCGCTATTTGGTTCATATTGTTTCAGATACGATGGATAGATGGGTCGAGTCCGATTATATGCGATATTCCGGAAACGCAAGTGTTTATGACTGGCTATATTACCCAGATCCTAACGCAAAAGAAATGATGGTAACAGCCAAGAACAATACAAATGGAGTACTTTACAAACTTACTTCTCACCCATACCTCAATGGTGCATATAGCTTTACCAAGCTGGCGTCTGCAGAATATCCATCTTTAGATACTAACTTGCCTGCAATAGATAGCGAGGCTTACGAATATTTGGATTCTCAAATCTTCACTTCCGTAGTCAACAATCCTTTCGTCTTCGAGGCATCTGGCGACAACACTGTAGGCACAGGCAAGATACTTGGCATCGTAGCCAACACTGAGGCTGTGAGCCAAGGGCAGTTTGGACAGTACCCACTGTTGGTGTTCACTAGTGAAGGTATTTACGGAATGTCGGTCAACAGCGAGGGACTGTATAGTGCAACCTATCCTATCTCCAGAGAGGTATGCTTGGAGAACTCTCCTTTGGTGCCTACCGACCGACTGATATTCTTTGCTTCCAAGAAAGGCTTGATGGCTGCGAGCGGCGGAAGCGTTGCATGTGTTAGCGAACAGTTGCGAGGTCGCCAAGCAGACCCAATGCAATACTACCGTCTGGAAGAAGGTCCTATCGCCTTGAGCCGAGTAGCCGACCTTAGCATAGTCAAGTTCTTGGTAGGTAGCCTTGTCGCTTACGACTATCGTGACTCTCTCCTGCGCATCTTTGCCAAGGATAAGTCGTACCAGTATATCTACAATATGGCAGACCATACGTTTGCAGTAGATAACAGCGGCATCATGGCTCAGTCAGTAGTTAATGATTACCCAGACAACTTGATACAGGACACAGCCGGAAATGTATATTCACTTACCGACAAGCCAGACATCAATGAAGACGAGAACCTATATAGCGGCATCATCATTACCCGACCGATGAAGCTTGGCAGTTCGATGATTTTGAAGAGTCTTCGAGAGATTCGGAACATTCGTAAGACAACACAAGGAAAACTTACCTTGAAGGTTTTAGCCAACAACAATGCGGGGCAGAACTGGTGCCAGCTAACTAGTCTCCTTGGTAAGCCGTGGGCATACTTCACCTTCGAATATACCCTGACCGACTTCAAGGCAAGCGATTCCTTCCAAGGCTCGGTCGTTGTCGTTCAGAACAGACGCTCCCTGTTGAGAGGACAAAACTAGGCGTTTCTGTGTTTTCCAAATAAAAGAAGGCGACTGCTCGCAATGAGTAGCCGCCTTCAACTTAAAAACTCTAAACCTTATGAAGCACATTACATTTCAATCCACGCCCGACAAAGGCTGCAAAATATCCCAACCAAAAAGCATAAAGATGCAAGCATCCATTCACATTCGGCACGATCATCGTGCAAGTGATAAATGGCATCGCCTTCTTACAGGCATCCTTCCATCTCCCAGTCTCGCCCCACATCAGTCCGAAACTCGCAAAGAGGAATCCCGAAAGCCCCATCGTTGGCTCCGTTACCCACATCGGCAGATAGCTGGCTAAAATGCCAACACCCAACGCCCTCAGCGGTCTCATCCTGTTTCTGATGCTCCACAATACTATCAGATTGATAGCAAGATGAAATATGTTGGCATGAAAGAAGCTATATGCCAGATGATTCCACCACGAACAACCCTCATAGAAACCAAAATGCCAAGGGATGCACGCCAAGCATACCACGCTCAGAATCACCTTAGCAAGCAAGTTCCTTTGCCTTCCTGCTCGCCCTCGTATCTTTGAAACGATATTCTTTTCCATGCTTCTTCATTGATGTGAATATGTCCTTGAAAGTATCTGCGCTGATAAAAAACTCAGAGGCTGGTTGCGCTACCAAGAATTGGCAGATAAAGCGAAGCGATTTACCTATAAATTCTTGTCTCTGAGACATTTGCTGCATTTTCTCAAACAGTTCCAAGTACATCCTCTGCTTCGGTTCCTCTAGTCTCTCCACTTCCGATAGGTCGCCTTTTACCATCAGTGTCAGCGCATTGTATGCTCTCTTGGGGGTGATATAGAATCGGGGGGCGGCATGAGTCACGGTCTTGATGTATGCCTCTCGCTGAGAGTGGCACTTGGTATAAACCTCACGATAAGCATCCATCAAGTCTTCTCGCATCTTGCAAGTCAGTTCAAAATTTCTTTTTACCATACTCCTTTGGCTATTAAGATGTTGCAAAGATACGCTTTATTTTTAACTTATCCAAATTATTAGAGTGAAAAGTTTCAAATTGTTACAGTTAAAGTAGTTAAAAAATATTCCTTTATCGGTTATGGTTTGTAACTTTTTTCTTATATTTGCATTCGGAAACATTTTCTAGGAACGCATTTCCCTTATAATTCGATGCTATTTTTGCTCAAAATTTAATTTTTTAAAATTAATTGGATTATGAAGTTATCATTTAAGAAAAAGGAAGTAAAAGATGAGCAACCCAGTGAAGACTTTCGGTTGCTAGTGAAGAACAATTGGTTAGACCGCCGCATTTTTGCCCTCTACCAGTTCGGCATCCAATGGATGCCTATCATACTGATGCTCACCCATTGGTATGGAGTTTGGGACTATGGCAATCAGCCACGCCCTATAGTGTTAGACACCGAGCAGAACGGCAACTGTGTCATTTGGCTCTATTCCTTGGCATACATATATATGCCTCTAGCTATGCTGCCAGCCACCTACTTCTACAAGTATTGCTGGATGTTCCGCATACCGTTCATTTATTTCTTCGGCATCAACGCTGTGCGCCTGTACTATCAGCATTGGCTCATCACCCCAGAGCAGCTAGAAGGACATCATATCATCATCATATTAACAATAATACTTTACATTTATGGTTTCACCAAGATTGCTTGTGAGCGAGGTTTCAAACGCTCTTAGAATGCTAAAGAATGGAGAGTGCGGACTGGATGCCATACAGACGGAGAACGCTTTCCGATACATACAGTACTGCAAGAACGGAGTGAGCCACTTCGATGAGTGTACGGCGAGGGGCTGCATCGCCCAGATGTATTACTATGTGGATGACACCCACCGAGTCTATGCGCCCTTCATCGGCTACGAGGAGGTGAAGTCTGAGTACGAGAAGGTTGCCGACCAGATACCCGATTACAACCTGTGGGATTTTGCGGTAACCATGAACCTCATCTGCTCCAACCACTACGACTTGGTTAAGAAGTGGTCTAAGACCCAAGAGTCCATTACCAAGAAAATATCCGATTTATCCGTGAGTTTCCTCAACGATGAGGACACGAACCATCCTACCGACAAGATATTTTGGTATATGTTCGGAGGGTAGTCGTGTTATGGGAAAAATCTATTTCCGTATCATATACCTTTGTCACCATTAATCAAACTTTTAATGGTATATGACAGAGATAATTCATACATTCCTACAGGAGCACCTTTACAGGTCGGCGTTGATTATCGCCATCTGCATGGGTGCTCTTGTTGTATCTATGGGGGTTGACCTCTTTTTCGGCATTAAGAAAGCCAAGGAGAACGGTGAGGCTACCACCAGCAGAGGCTTCAAGAAAACGTGCGACAAGGCACGCAAGTATTTCTCGCCTTTCATGGTTGCCGTCTGTATCGACCTCATAGCGTGCATCGTGCTTCCGTTCCCAGTGTTCTCCATGATTTGGGCAGGCTATTGCGTGTTCTGCGAGTTTGTCAGCGTCCGAGAGAAGAGCTGGCAGAAGGCTGAGATTCGTAAGCAAGAGCGCACCGTTAGCATACTCTTGGAGAACAAAGACGATATAGCCAAGGCGATGATCGAGATAATGAAACAGACAGGAAAGGAGGAAAAGGAATGAAAGTAACTAGAGAACAATTAGTGCAGATTATCAAGGATGGAAGCCGTGTAGACCGATTCTTGCATTACATCAATCAGTGGGCAGATACCTTCCATATAGACACGCCTCTTCGCATGGCTCATTTCTTGGCTCAGGTTCTGCATGAGACGAATGGATTGAAGCAGCTTCGAGAGGTAGGGAAACCTAGCTATTTCTCTAAGTATGATAAAGGTAACCTTGCCAAGAATCTAGGTAACATTCAAAAAGGTGATGGTTTCAAATACAAAGGAAGAGGCTTCCTTATGCTTACAGGTCGTGCCAACTACCAAGCCTATCAGAACTCAGGTTATTGCAGGGGCGACATTATGAATAGCCCCGAGCTGTTGGAGTCTCCAAACGGTTCCGTTAAAAGCGGCATGTGGTATTGGTGGAAGAAAGGGCTGAATACCCTCGCCGATGAGGATGACCTTCTGAAAGTCACAAAGAAAGTCAATGGTGGCATCAATGGCTGGGATAGTAGAAAATCATGGTTGTCAATCTGTAAAAAGGTTTTGTGTGTGTGAAATGGTATAATAACGAAGGATTGATTAGTTGTATCATCACTATCATCGTGGGGTTTCTTATTGTGTTGCTCTTGGGTGGATGTAAGAGTAAGGAGTATGTCAAGGTTCCCGAATATCATACGGAATACATTGTGCGTACCGACACGTTCGCCAAGCAGGATAGTGTCTGTCTCAAAGATAGCGTCTTCGTCTATCAGCGAGGCGATACCGTCTATCATACCAAGGTTACATACCGTGACCGCTATCATAATATATATAAGGTGAAGCTAGACACTATCATCAAGCGAGACAGTGTTTCGATACCATATCCGATTGAGCGACAACTTACCAAGAACGAGCAACGATTAATATCTCTTGGGAAATTATTCATCGGATTCCTATTTTTTATAGTAATCACGATAGCTGTTATTTGGTGGTATCACAACAAAAAGTGCTAGCTTATGGTAGAGATTTCAAAAGAACTACAAGTGATAGACGATATGATCATGGAGATTCATGAGCGTATCAAGTCTGGGAGATGCTTGACTAATAAGATGCAAAACTTGAGGGCAATCGACTTCCTTCACTTAATTTGCAATAAGGACGAGGCTATAAGCAAATACGAGGCTTGCCGATATGTAGGTGTTTCAAGAGCCACTTTCGATAGGCTCGTTGCGGCAGGGAAATTACCAAGCGGAAAGAAACGAACTGGATGGACAGAGTTAGCTTGGTACCCTAAAGATTTGGATAAATACATTGATAAGTTGTTATAGGTTTTTAGATTGTTAGTTGTTGATTATTAATTGAACTTATGTGATAACAAAAAATCCCCACTCGGCTGTGATAGCAGGGTGGGGAAACCTTTTAGCATTTTATGTAGAAATATTCTAAACTACCAAGAAAGTTTGATATTAACGACACAACTTTGCTACATTTTTCGTACTTTTGCAGCAAAATAACGCTTTAACAATATGGATATAGCAATGATATTAACAGGAGTATGGTGTTTTGCCACCTTACTCTTTTTTATACGAGATTGGAATCAAATCAGAACTTCTAGCGATGAAGAGCTGCTTTCAAACAAGCGGCTCTATGAAACTTACGCTACTAATCTTTCTCTTGGCGGAGTGCTTGGAACCTTCCTAGGAATCGCTTACGGATTATGGGATTTCGATTCTGAAAATCTTGATGCAAGTGTTCCTCAAATACTTGATGGTTTGAAGTTTGCATTTCTTACATCCATAGCAGGTATGATTACATCTTGGTATATCAATAAGTATCTTAGTAAAGCATACGACAAGCTAGGAGAAACAGATATAACTACAGCTGCTTTAAACTTGTCAAAGACCGTGGAGGATTTGAAAAGTTCTATAGAAAACAACAATTCAAAGGCTCTAGAATCTGCCATGAAAAAGATAACAGAATCGTTTGAGAAAGAAATGAGCAAGGTTTCTACAGATCTGACAGGATTGATGAAAAAGCTTGTAGATAAGAATTTCGAAGAACTAAATACGAGCATTGCCAACCTCAACTCTTGGCAGCAGGAAAACAAGGAGCAGATAAGTACATTGACTGAGAATTTCAAAACTGCCGTTTCTGCTTACGAACAGTCGGCTACAGCCATCACTGGTATAACAAGTAGTACCAAGGAACTTATCGGAGAAGAAGGCGAGTTAACCAAGTTGATTAACAACTTGAAAACAATTATGATTGACGACGAGAACTTTATCAAGATTTCAAGCAATATTACGACTGCATCAGTAAATCTAAAGCAAAACTCAACAGAATGGCAAGAATCTCTTGGAAATCTAAAGACTTGGGTAAATAACCAAAAGATGCTAAATACCAATGTGTCGGAGCTTGTAAAGAAGCTTGATGAGCTGAACAAACAAAGAGATTACAATGAGGATTTCTGGAAAACTACCCGTAAAGGGATGGAAGATGCTTCTACTATAATAGGTAAGGCTAATGCCAATCTAAAGAAAGATTTAGAATACTTGGATGAGCAATTCTATCAAAGATTGAACGCAACCCTATCTAATTTGGACGATTGCATAGAAGGCTTTATGAGAGGGAGGAGATAATTATGGCGAAACAAAATGTATGGCTTCATGTGTCAGACTTAATGACAGGGCTAATGATTATTTTTCTGTTTATAGCTGTAGCTTACATTCGTAAGGTTCAGCAAAGTACTAATGTCCTATCTGACTATGTGGAAACAAAGGAAAGGATGCACGAAAAACTAGTTAAGGAATTTGCAGGTGATACGGCGAAATGGGAGATGAATATAGGAAAGGACTTGTCGATGAAGTTCAAGAATCCTACTACCTTATTTAAGTCTGGTTCAGCAGAGATAACCCATGAATTTCGTGGTATTCTTGATAAATTCATACCAAAATACTTTGATATTCTGCTCAATGACGAATTGATGTATAATATCGAAGAAATAAGAATCGAAGGGCATACAGACGATGTTCCTTATCCGCAACTTAATGCCGACCCATATCTAGCCAACATCATACTTTCGCAGCAGAGAGCGTTGAGCGTACTGGCGTACATTCGCCAAATGCCTTATTTTGCAAACCTCAATAAGGATAAAAAGAAGTGGTTAGAACATTGGATTACAGCCAATGGCTTGTCGTTCGGTCGGTCGCTTGACAAAAATGGAATCGAGACTTTCATATCAGGGGATTCTATCGATCAAGAAAAATCAAGAAGAGTAGAGTTTCGTATTGTAACAACAGGCGATGAGGTGTTGGAGAATTTTGTGAACAAAAATAAATAGAAAATGCCAAATTTATACCCATTTAGTAAGCTAGAAACTAAGCTGAAGCTTCGAGGAATAAAAGTATATCATGATGGAGGGTATCGTCCTATCATCAAGGAATTGTCTATAGACGAACAATTATACAATATAAGATTCACATACGAAGGTGTTATCTTTACTGACGCAAACGGACGTGAATGGCTTGGCTTTGTGTATAAAAAACATTTTGCCTTTTATAAAGGTGGCAAGAACAATAGCCCTCGTATGCACCTTTGCCATTGTGGCGTAACAGATACTTGGGGAAAGGAAGCATATATGTTTGCTAACACCCTACCAATAACGGTATATAATTCATCGGACAATGATAGACCAAAGCAACTTACGAATATCAAGATGTGCGGCAACTGTATTCCTATTCGTAGAAACAGGGGATGGCTGGTGTATAAAGACGCAAAAGAATATATAAATTACATTAAGCAACATTATAAGATAGAAGAGACACGTATGGTTGACTATTGGGGATATACCAAAGATTGGTGGAAGGTCAGGAAGGATTATATACAGAAACACAACTACACCTGCGAAGTTTGCGGCAGAAGATTCAATGGTGTGTTTTTGCAATCTTGCCTATATGTTTATCATAAGGACAGAGAATTGTCTAATAACAATGAAGCTAATTTGCAATGTTTGTGCGTTGATTGTTATATGAAAGCGTATTTAATATGGAACAATAGCGTGACGGATATAAAGTCACAGTCTCTTCGAGCGTTTTTTAATGGAGAAATCTATTATGGGTATCACCATAGCAAGCCCAAACAGCTAAGATTAAATTTTTGATATGAATAAAAAGAAGGTCTCTCGGAAGGGAACATCTGTTCTCCCGAGCTATTCTTGTGCATTCCACATAAACCATATATGAGGATATTGCGGTGTAAGTGCTTACCATACTATAGTTCTATACCAAAGCCCTCAATCAAGTAATATGCAGCTTTCAAGAAGTGAGCAATAAACTCCATGACCTTATTTGCTTTTGTCAGCGAAAATTTAATTTTCTTCATAATTTTATATTTTATGATTAAATACGCTGCAAATTTACTGAGACTTTTTTACAGATAAACTTTATCTATTAATTTTGTCCCATAAAAAATGCAGCAGCCACCTTTTTGGTAACTGCTGCAAAATTATAAAGAAAATTCCGTTAGATAATTTTATCCGTTAACGTTCTTAGACTTTCTAAAGAAAACGCTTAGATTGTTACTCAAACTTCGGCTCCTCATACACCAAGCCATGCTCATCAACGTAAGCCTTGGCTTCTGAATTATGAGTGCGAGAGATTTAAAGG